ATGTGTAATTGGATTAAATGTAATACGAGTGGATTTTGTTGTACCAGCTCGCATTTGTGAAATTAAAGATGGACCTTCGGGGAATGAATATGTTAAGATTTTACCATCGTAGCCAATAGGTAGAGTTGTTGTGTTATTCATAATATAGCGTTTTACTGAATTTTGATTAAGTAAATTGTCAATAGATTTGAAGTGGTATCCTTCAGAAGTCTCATAGAAAAAGAATCCTGCCGTGTAGCCTTCAGTATTTTTGGATGTTACAATAGGAATTGATTTCTTTGATAAGTTCAATAGAACATTAAAGGGCATTGATTCGTTGTCAATCCTACCATCAATTTTTAGATTATTGAGAGTGTCCTCAACGAATAATGCCTTTTTTGTTTTCAGGTGTTTGGTTAAAATTTGCCTGACTGTTTCTGATATTTTACCCTCATATGTTCTTGATACTCTATTTGTCTCAAAATTGTTGGTTAAATATTCTTTACTTGATAGAAATGCAGTAACAATTTCTGCTCTAGTATTTCCAATTATTTTCGGTCTTACCATAAAATGGAGACAAGTATCATCAGTTGTAAATTGCAGTCTCGCCCTTTCATCATCTAGAATATCAAGAAAAACCTTTTCTGCATACTGTAAATCTAAATCTCCAGCTTCTGTTGTGGCGGCACTTTCTCCTGGAATATTTCTATTGCCCGTGTCAGCATAAGTGGCCTTTACTTTTACGGAGTTTTCTAATAAACTCTCATAGTAATATAATTGCGAAAATCCATTAGAAATCTCTACAACTTTTCCATTGTTTGATATAATTTCAAACCTTTTTATTTGTATATCTGATCTTGGATCGCTCATACTATTACTGGTTGAATTAGAATCTGAGTCTGTTTTTCAATATCCGAATATACTCCGGTTGCTATATTAGTTATTCTCTGTAGATTTGATAATTGTGGAGATGAGGCTATTTTTAGAGGTTTGGGGATTGATGTTATATCCCAGATATTTGCAGACCCTGGAGGTTTAATGAGCTGATTGCCATAATAGGGAAGTGTATTGTTGTTCGGTGGTTTAGATCTTGTTGGCCTTTTCTTTGGGAATGGTTTAGATATTGTCGGCTTTTTCTTTGGAAATGGCTTAGAATGATCTGAGTGGTTGTGAGTATCATTTAAAATAGATGACGGGCGACCACCAACGATTGCAACATGGACGTGATTATTGTGGGTAGAATTAATTCCATTCCCAAGTTCAGATAAACTCACCCTTTTTCCGCTTCTAATACCATACCCCAAAGGAGTATAAAATAACTCAGCTAAGGATGAACCATACCTGGAAGATATTGTTTGGGCAAGTTTTAACATCTCTGGGGTTGGACCATAACCATTTGAAAAATCCATTGCTTGGCCGCTTATATGATAACTTTTATCCCCTAGAAATCGCGGCCCTCTAGTATAAGAAGACATTGGAACTCCCATACTTTCAGCCAAACGGCGAATTTCATCTAATGATACATTTCCAGAACCCATTTGTGATTGTGAAACATTTCCCATTACAATCTGCCGGTTAATAGCGGCTGGTGATAATTTTCCAGCTTTAAATGCTGTTATATTTAAACCGCCAGCCTCAAACCCAAAAACATGGCCGAAACGTTGTTGTTCGGTTGAATCCTCTAAATGATTGTTTGCATTCTCATATGCAACCGAGCGAAAATTGTCTCTTGCTCCAACAAATGTTCTTGCTGAATTTTGTCTGGTTGTATTAAGAATTGCAGCAGCAACACTATCCAAGGATTCTTGAGTGTGTCCAAATCTTTTTACAAAAGCAAGAGCACTTTCTTTATCTTTGATGGCTCCCCAGGCCCCGTAGCCACCATAATCTCTTACTGGTTGAAATTGATCTTTTTGAAGAATTACTCCTCTAATAGATTTTGGCCAACCTGGAAGTGAAACGCGATTATAAATTGCCTGGGCAACATCAGCAGATCCCTGGTAACCGCTTTGCGGATTATTGTTTTCAAACAAAGCTGCTGTTGCTAATAGCCAAAAATCTGGACTGGAACTTGAAACCTGAAGACCACCAATTCCTGGCTTCACTGGAGCAGTTTCTTTATCTCCGCCTGGAGATTTTAGCATCATCTCTCTGCGAATATTCTGAAATATTTCAGAACTCTTACTATCCAACATTGCACTAAAAGAATTAACAATTTCTTTGGCGACTGTGGCACCTGGAGATATATTATTTTGAGAAATAGTTCTACTTGCTGGAACTATACCACCATTCGCCATTGCAAACATTGAATTGCCAATTACTTTTGCATTTGCAACCGTTTGGTCATCAATTGCAGATTGAATTGCATAGCCAAGATAATTCTCTAAGCCAGAAAGAGTTGTTTTTTCAATTTTTTGACCTAGGGCCATCATATCGAGACCAGCGCCCATAAGATTTCCAAAAACTCCAGCTTTTTTCATAATAGCCGAGTTCTTCGTTAAAATATTAAATGAATTTGCCGTTTTTGTATCTTTGGTGTTGGGAAATATTTTTCTAATTGCCTCCTCTCCGCCAACATTTTTACCCGGATTTGTTCGCTGTCTTGGTTGTTTGCTCGGCCTTTTCAGCTTTATATTCTTGATGGTTCTTGGAGTTCTACTTGGCGTTTTGTTGCCAACTCTACCGCCAGAAGCATGTTTTTTGGGTTTACCAAAAGCCGAAAGAGTATCGTAGAGTGCTCCTCCTATAATATCACCAATAATGCTACCAATTATTGGACCAACTCCAATTTGCCCTATTACTGGAATTAGGGCACCTATCCCTAGACCAATACCCGAACCAATCGCCTTTGCTGCAGCTCTACCTATAGGTTCCCCCATCATCATCGAAATAGCAAAATCAATTAGGGTGCCGATAACGGGTATTCTACCAAAAATTCTACCAAACTTGCCCACAAATTTGCCAACAGGTTTAAGATTCTTACCTGAACTACGACTGGGCTTTGTGGTATTGACAGTAGGTGGCAAACCTTTCTTTGACGGTATTGTTTCAACTTTCCGGCCTCCACTAATACCGCTAATACCACTACTTGCAACAGCAAGACCTAAGACGATGGCACCATTTAAAAATATATTGAGATTCTTCTCTAGGCTATCTAAATCTTTTTCGTATTTTGCTCCAGTAACTGTCTTAAGAATTCCACGCATTTTATCGTGAACTTTGTAGCCAAAATCAATAGCATTAACAACTCCACCCAGAACATTGCTAGCAAACTCGCCTATACCTTTACCGAAGGGAACGAGAATCTTGGCAACGGTTAACATTGCAGGAAAGCTCTTCAAAAATAGTGGAGTTGCTGCACCTAAAAATGTGTAAAGAATAAAATTGCGAATTGAATCTAAGAGTCCAGTTCTTGGCAATTTATCTTTTATGAAATTTACTGGATTAGCTTTCTGTTGTTTGATTAAATTGAGTCTATTAGCTCTTCTCTGGCCATCTAAATCGGTTTTTATTTGTTGATCTAAAGATTTCCTCTTACCCTTTAGACCCAATAAAACATATGCGTCAATTTTACGCATGGTATTATTGGTATCCTTTAGTTTAGCGACTAATGGATCATTTTTGCATACTGGATTTATTGTGACACTTTTAGGAATAAATTGCGACCGAGAAAATGATCCCATTATGCAACAATACCTCTAACCGCAAGTGTACCATTTTCTCCGTACCTATCGGTATAATCTGGTATTGCAGAGAATTCTGGAACTTCCGAGTGTGCAGCAGAACCACGCATAGGTGTGGCGGCTTTCAGATTAATTGCAGGCAATTCTGTAATGGACACAGCATTCGGTTTTACTCTAGGTTTAGGTGGAGCTAGTGTGGGAGAATTTCTAGCAAGTTGTAAACCTTTTGTTTGAACCGAAGATTGTTCATTTCCCGTTGGCATGTAAAACTGCTCGGGAATAGGTGCAGCAATATTCCCTCTTTCTATTCTATATTGACTTTTCTCTGCAGGATAATGTGTAAAGAAATTATCTTGCCGATCTTTTCTAAGAACATCATCATTTTTCATAAATTTCTTCTGGGACATTCCAAAAAATGATGGTCTACCCTCAACATGACGTTGAGCATTAGCCTGAAGTTGACTATTTTTTAATGCCTTCTCTGTTTCATTTAGCCAGTTATTTGCGGTTGATATATCAATTTTTTTAGAATTTGCAAGAGCCTTGGCTGCACTATTTCTATCAACAATGTTCAACCAATCACCACGATTCTTAAAAGTTGGTTCATATTGATTGCTTCCTGTTATAATATCTTTAATCGTACTTTTACCTTCATTTTGTAAAAAGTTCATTTTGTAATTTGAACTAGCATACAAACGATTGTATATTGATTGAGCAACATCGGCTCTACCTTGAGGGTCTGAATCTTCGGCAGAAGAAATAGCCAAAAGAGCATTGTAATCTGCGGGACTTATTTTAGGCAGACCGCTAGGTTTAGAAGCCTTTGCCGGTCTATTTAATTTTGGCATTCCGATACTCTTCAGGCCATTAATAATATTCATTCCTCCAGATTTTAGACCACTAAACATTTCTCCTGGAAGATTTTTCATTCCACCAACCATACCACCTTCTTTGGCTAGTTGAATATTATTGACAAATTTCGGCTGATTGGTAGAACCAGCCATCTTGTTCATTCTTAAGAATGTATCGGCCCCATACTTATCTACCGCAGCTTTTGATATAACAATTTCTCCGGGCTGGGCTGCGATTAATTGAGTATCGGGGCCAGCTCCGGTTATTCTCATACCCGTATCATCGTCAATATGACCACCTTCGGCAAAACCAATTTGGCTAATATGCTTTTCTTCTGGTAGCATAAAGTTGATACCTTTAACCAAACCACCATTGAAAAGCCCCGGAACGGTTAAAGGAGTTGATCTAGATTGCGGAGCTGGTATTGTTTCACCGCTCTTTACTTTTTCATTTGTTTTAGGTTTAAGAAGTTCATATGCAAGTACACCAGCGCCAGCCACGGCTCCGGCAATTAGACCAGCTTTTCCAAATTTTTTTGCCTGGGCTAATAGACCCGGAATGCCTAATTTTTTCAGAAATAAAACAGTAGAAGTAATAGCCCTAACTGTAGATCTAATGGCAAGACCAAACTTTGTTCCGAACAGAACAAAAGCTCCCAATATTGCCGGCCACCAGTCTTTTAGAAATCTCGTTAAAGACTTGACCTTATTTTTATTAGCGGGATCTGCAAACCATTTTAGGATATTTGTTAATGCCTTACCTAATAGTGTAAAAAGAATGAATTTAAGAATTGTATCTAGAACATTCTTGATTGGGGCAAAAACAGCCGAAAATGCCCTGGACATTTTTCTACCGCTAGATTCAAGAAGGTTCTCTCTTTCTCTTCGCTCAGATTCTTCTTGGGATTTTCTTACTTCCTCGACTTTCTTTTTGTCTAGTAGATGCTCGGCTTTAAGGGCATCTAAGATGTTATTAGCAGAGTTGCTAATAAAATTTAGCATTCCCAACATATCATCACAACAGTTGCAGCAATTACCGTTATTTACTTTTCTATTTGGCAGCAAACTATTCTTATTGACTTTTATTTGTGGCGGGGCCTTAGATACTTGCGGTGGAGGTGCCTGTGGATTATCCTTTTCTTCTTGTTTAATTTTAAACAATAGCTCTTCAATCAGATCCCCCGTCATAGTTGGACCGGGTTTTTTATTTGGATTGATTGGAGAATTTGGGGCCATTGTTACTTCTGCTTAGCTTTTTCTTCTTCCTCTTCAATGTGCTGTTGAAGTAGAGTTACATAGATTTCTCGTTCAAATGGTATCATATTTTCAACAAAGTCCGGGGGCCATTTCCGAAATTCAATAAGAGCAAACAATAGGCGATAATAATTTTCTAAATCATTATACCTCATTGTGACGTAAAAAAAGCTGTTAGCCCCTCCAGGACGATTTTTTCGGTTACTTTAGTTACAGGATTTGTAACCTCAACTTCATGCCTTAATTTTGGCATGGTTTCAAAGAAACTTTGAATCTTATTAAATTCTGTACTAGTCAATTCATCAAAGAACGTAACCCATTCATCTCTGCTATAATCAGAGAAAACATAAACTTCATCTTCTACACACAGTTTATCAACACAATCAATAATCATATCGTAGGTCTGACTGGATGAAATTTTTTCAAGATCAAAATTGTTCTTGATAAATTGGTCGAGTGATGGGTACTTCATCTCGAGAACAAATTTATCTCCGATTTTAATATTCTTAGTGTGATTGGGATCTTTTTGGACCTGAACCTCGTCCAGATCAATCTGAATCTTAACTTCTGTCACTCCATCATCTGGACAAAAAACTGTAAGATCAATTGTCTCGCCCACAGATTTCTTTCTTATATTAAGAAACAGAAATTCAATATCAAACGTGGGTAAAGTTTCAACCTTAATACCTTTAGTTAGAACACAATTTGAGATGATGGTTCTGATTGCATTTGTGATTTCAATATTACTCTCAGATTCAAGAGCCAATAGCAGGAGCTTTTCTTCCTTTACAATAAATGGCCTAAACTTAATAGGCTTTTCAGTAGAAGGTAGAATCAATTCATAAGTTGGAACGACTAAAGAAGGTAAAGGCATGGTTAACCATTATTAATTTCTAATCTATTTAGTTGGACTGCCCAGGATTCTTTGCCTGACGTATCTCGTATATGTAAAATTGACCGAACACTTTAATACTGTTCCTGTCTCATAAGAAACAGGCATTGAATCAATAGAAATAGGAAAGGCATCAACGAATGTATAATTAAGTATTTTAGAATCAGCCTGTTTATCTTCTTTAACGCCCTGATTTCGTTCAAATTTTGTGACGGCAATCTCACCAGCATATTGATTTTTGAACTTCATTCTATAAGAAGCCTGGCGAGTTTTAAATAGTTTCTGATCATCTTCATTGACTATAAAGTTTTTCCAACCTTCTAGGAACTCAATAATGTCATAGTTTTGATCCACCTGGAAAGTGAAAGACGATTGATTATCATATTGCCGGCGATATGCCATCCTCTCGGTAACACCCGGAAAATCGTTGGTTACTTCGTGGGTGTATAGTGTACTTCCCGGTAGTGTTGCACTCTCACAAAGTATAACTAAATTATCTAAATATGTCTGACTAAATTGCCCACCAAATCTAGCTTCATTTTGTAGAAATTTTATTAAATCTGGAGGTGGTTGTATCTTAATAGCGAAATGAGAGGTTAATGCTGGCCTAAGAATTGTGGCCTTTATGTCTTTAATTTTTTTAGGGTTATAATCGCCTTTTAATGACATAAATATTACTAATTGCTTATATATTATTTAGCTTTGGCCGAGAAAAAATACGTTCAGAACTACTTCAGACCCATCAATCCTCAAAAATATGTTGGGGATGTAAATGATATTGTTTATAGAAGTAGCTATGAACTCAAGGCTTTTCATTGGTGCGATAGGACATCAGAAATATTAGAGTGGAGTAGTGAGACTATAATAATCAAATATTTTGACCCAACTACTAATAAGATAAGAAGATACTTTCCAGATCTTTATATAAAAATACGAGATAAGACTGGAGTTATAAAGAGGTACATTATTGAAATTAAACCAAAAAGACAAACGGAACCCCCTAAACCTTCGGCTCGCAAAAAGTCTAAAACCTATTTGAATGAGATGACTACTTATCAGAAAAATCTGGCAAAGTGGTCAGCAGCCGAAAACTTCTGTAAAGAAAATGGTCTAGAATTTATCAAAATCACAGAAAACGAGTTATTCTTATGAAGTTTCCCATACAATTAAACTCGGGTGCTAAAATGGCACTATCGGCAGTACAGACACTTAGGAAATTCTTCTCTAGACTTGGAAAAGCTAGTGAAACCAGAATAAAGGCAATTGTAGATAATTTCAAAAGAGCTGATCCAAATGTTGTCATTCCTCCATCCTTAATAGAAGAGACCGATGAATATTATGCAGTAAAAAATTTCGTTGAGAAACTTCCACCCAATCTAAGTCCACCTCAGTATTTCAATCTGGTTATTGTGTTATTACAGAAATTGGGTCGTGGAGAAGAAGCAATGGATAGACACGGACTTTACACCTTTAAGTATATTGCGGTCACAAAGGGGAAGTATTATGACGTATTTCCGGTTATACTTTTAACCGGATCTACTAGATCATATTATAAAGGTTTCAATTTTCACTGGGAACGGGCTCCACAATATGTTGAGAGTGTTTATAGAACTTATAACTTCTCTAGAATACAAAGTAAATTCTACAGAATCAAGCCACATGAGTTAGAATATTTTCTACAGATACCAACATTTTTGCCTATATTTATTCCAGAATAAATAACATATAGTGGGAATTATGAGTAATGGCAGATTTAGTCTCTAAACCATTTACGGTAAAGGTTAAATGGGTTCCCACTCAATCTGAGCCTAAAAATCCTTTTGGAATAGTATCAATAAAAGAGCAAAGTAGAAGTTACATTGTTGAGGTAGACTCCAAAAATAATGCAAATATGACCGTTTATGACACCACAGGTGGCGGAAAGACTGCGGTTTTTAATTCTGAATTTGATGGAGATAAGAAATATACACAATTACCTTCGGCTCTTTTAAAAACTTATCCAGAACAAGTACAGAAAAGTATTCTAGATGTTGTGGGAAAGGAAGCAGAAAAACAACGAACTGCGGTTATAAAAGAAAAATTGGGAAATAGCTCTACACCCCTTTCCGAACAGTTTAAATATCTCCCCGGCTTCAATAACACAGCTGCATCGAATGAACAGAGTGATGCAACGAAGGCTAGAAATATATCCATACAAATAACCGGTATTGATCCATTAACCACAGCTTTTGAAAGTAATGGATTTAAGAATAGTCAAAATTTATCATATCCTCTAAATTTTGATAAAAATTCAACCCAAGATTTTATTGAATTTAAGGTTATTGAATATCAGCCGAGAATTTTTACAACTGAGGGGCTGCAGAGACTCAAAAGGTATGGTAGTGAGGATAAGAAAAAGATAACCAGGAGCACCATAAGATTACCAATTCAGGGTGGAATTATGGATAGCAATATTGTAAATTGGGGTGCAGAGCCATTAGATGCAATACAACAAGCTGCCTCTTTTGTATCTCTAACTGCTCAAAATGAAGATCCAACCGCTATAATTGGCGAATTTTCCAATCTAATACAAAATAAAAACATTAATCCAGCCGTTCAGGCGTTTATCCAAGCTGAAATGTCAAAGATGGCGATTAGTTCTAATAACAACTTCTTCAGTAGAGCCTTCGGGGCAATTTTGAACCCAAATATGGAACTTTTATTTCAAAATGTTGAATTGCGTCCGTTTAGTTTTAGGTTTGATCTAACACCAAGAGAAGAGGCCGAGGCAATAGTTGTCAAAAAGATCATAAGAGTGTTTAAACAAAGCATGGCACCACGCCAGGGTGTTGCAGATATATTTCTAAAGACCCCGATGGTCTATGATATTAGATACATTAATGGAAAAAGGAAGGGGCGACCTGAACACACATCTTTAAACAAGATCAAAACTTGTGCTCTAAAGAATTTCGCGGTTAATTATACTCCGTCTAATCAGTATATGACTTATGATGATGACGAGGCCACCATGTCTGCTTATTCTTTAGATATGCAATTTCAAGAACTTGAGCCGGTTTATTTTGATGACTACAATCACGATGAATTTAAAGACGATAAAACTAACGTTTCAATAGGATACTAAGAATGTCTTTTTATTTCAGAACAATTCCAAATCTAGACTACATTAATCCCTCAACTACTTCAAGTATTTCTGAATATATTCAAATTAAAAATCTATTCAGACGGGGTAGATTGCGAGAGGATATTTTCGGTAATTTAGTCTATTTTACAAAATATAATATCATCGGGAACGAAAGGCCGGATCAGGTTGCGGAAAAATACTATAGTGATCCGTCATTTGATTGGGTTATTCTTCTGTCTAATAACATTTTAGATGTAAGATCGGAATGGCCACTAGACAATAATTCTTTTGATTCCGCAATGTTAGATAAGTATGGCTCTTATGAGAATCTACATGGTGGTATTCATCATTATGAGACAAATGAAATCAAAAATTCTGATGGTATTATAGTGCTACCATCCGGTATTAGAATGACCCCGAATTGGAAAACCAATGGGAATTTTATCGAGGTAAGTACAAAGAAAATTTCACAAATATTTTGCGGAAATGGTGTTGTTCCTAATAATATTGCAGGTGTTACTTTAACAAATGCTATTCAGGGGTTGCAGGTCGGCGATGAGATCATTATAAGGAACGTCTCCGATAATATCTTTAATGGCAATTTTCGCGTTACTAGCATTCAAGATCAATTTGGAACCGGTAATATTAGTGCTTTTTATTATCAACTTTCTGATGTCCCTAATAGTGCAATCCCCACATTAAGTGTTGATAATTCAGAAGAAGTGGAACTCGTTCTATACAACCGTGGAGCTTTGGGTAATTCTCATTATTTTGAATATACCGATAGAAATAGTACATTTAGACTTGAAAGTTCTAAAGTTTTGTCTGAAATTACTAATTACGAATATGAGTTAAATCTTAATAATAAGAAGCGAGAGATTTATATACTGAAACCCACCTATCTTGGTATAATCATTAACGATGCCGAAGAGTTCAGTAATTATAAGAGCGGCGGATCACAATACATTAATGATACATTAAAGAGGGGGGAAAACAGCAGACTTTATTCATAATTATTGTAAAACTCATAGGCTCTTACAGTTTGAACGATTTCTCTTGTTGAATTTGGATTTCTTTCAACTCCACCGCGAACACCAGAAATCTCATCTCGGGCAAGAATTGTTAGAGTTTCGGGTGGTGTGTTGGGGTTGCGTGCAACTCCCCAGCGAGCATCATAATTCTTATCTCGGGCAAGAATTGTTAGAGTTTCGGGTGGTGTGTTGGGGTTTTGTGCAACCCAATAGCGAACATCCTCATCCTCATCTCGGGCAAGAATTGTTAGAGTTTCGGGTGGTGTGTTGGGGTTGGTTGCAACATCCCAGCGAACACCAGAATTCTCATCTCGGGCAAGAATTGTTAGAGTTTCGGGTGGTGTGTTGGGGTTGCTTGCAACTCTCCAGCGAACACGCCAATCCTCATCTCGGGCAAGAATTGTTAGAGTTTCAGGTGGTGTGTTGGGGTTGTTTGCAACTCTACAGCGAACACTAGAATTCTTATCTCGGGCAAGAATTGTTAGAGATTCGGGTGGTGTGTTGGGGTTTGTTGCAAGTTCTTTCCGCTCTTGAAGTGGCAGTTCGCGGACATTAAGAAGACTCATAGCGATTCATTTTGATGTACCCACAATAACACCAATTTAACCACCTACAAAGAAGGGGAGTGACACCTCTTGAAGTGTCACTCCCACTAAATCAACCGTCAGCTAGTGCCATGAACCGTTGGAGGTCTTCATCATCTTCATCAGAAACAGTTGCCTTGGCCTTGGAATAAGACTCCTCCAGTTCAGCAAGAATGTCTTGCTGAGGATTCAAAAGGTCTTCCAATTCCTTTTCTTGTTCTTCTGCACTAGGGGTAGGACGAGAATTAGTAACCATATAGAACCGCTTTTCAAGCTCTTCATTAGTCTTAAACTTACTGGAGGCAACAATTTCTTGAAGAGAATGTAGTTGGCTATACACAGCTTCTAGCTTATCGTCATCGCCGCCCAGAAATTCACTCTTAGATTCAAATTTGCTATCATCATAATTTGGCATCTTACGTTGCTTGCCATTGATAGTGGTTTCAACAGTCTTAGTAATAAGACGGAAATTAGCCCCCTCCCAGAAATCAAAAGGTTCAATTACTGGATCACTATCAAATTCTGGCTTTACTGCAGATAGAATCTTATCGAAGATCTTCTGACCAAATCGGAAGACCTTTACAGTCCCCTCAAGTGAAGGATCTGCCGGATTGCTAACAACATATACATTGGCATAATAAGACAGCTTACGCTTCCTATCACGGGCAATTGACTTATCAGATTCAATTCCGCTGTTCCAGAGTTCACTATTTTTCGAGCAGATAAAGCACGATTCATTATGTGTTGTTGGACAATTCTCAATGAGCCACTTGCCATTTACCTGAAAACCATGATTATAAAGGCGAACAAAGGCTGCATCTTCACCAGATGGGGCAGGAAGAAAGCGTAGAATCGCTCGTCCGTTACCACTCTTATCTGTTTCTAATTTGAAAATATTTTTATCTTCGGTATAAGAGCTACTATTCAGTTTTTCAGCATCCTTCAGGAGCTTTTCGGTGAGAGCACCGATTCCTGACTTGCTCTGCTTTTTGAGTTGTTTGAAATCCATAATACGTTGAATGCGATAGATGTTTTGTTTGTTTTGCGTTGGAAGCTTTTTGAAGTCAACGGTTTGCCAACCAGGAATATTTAGAAGAGCATATCCAGGGCATTTGGAACGGGAGTTTTGTTTATTCTCTCGGAACCAATTTTAAAATAGTTCTCATCAAGTTCAATGCCGATATAACTTCTCCCCGTTTTCTTTGCTGCTACTCCGGTTGTGCCACTTCCGAATACATTGTCAAGAACTACTTCCCCCTCATTTGTATAGGTTCTAATAAGGTATTCCATAAGAGCTAAAGGTTTTTGTGTTGGGTGTAATCCTTTCTCTTGTTTGAATTTTATAACGGTTTTTGGATACCTAGAACCTTCTGGATTATCCCGGTGTTCGGATTTTAAATCTCCATAAACCTCTCCAAGTTTCTTTTTAGTAGACTTGAACCCACCATAAGGTGTTGAAATTGTCATCTGTGGATTGTAGGTTGGTCTCTTTCTATAAAAGACTACAATGTTTTCGTGAGACTTAAGAGGCTGATATTTAGCTACCATTGGATTGGTCCCTTGGGGTTTTTCCCATATCCATTCATATCTAAAATTTTGAAGATTTGAAGATATAAGAGCAGTAGTAAAAGGCTGTGATGCAGTAAAAACCATTGCTGCATTTTCCTTTGCGATTCTATTATATTGAATCCATAGGGGTTCAAATGGTATTAGAACATCAAAAGATGCAGCAGTCATTTCGTAGGGTAAATCTACCAGAATCATATCAACAGAATTGTCGGGAATGCTCGGCATAATCTCTAAACAATCTCCCTGATATAAATCAATCAATTGAAATCACCTCCGGTCTGATATTGGCATTAAGTAGCTTTATTGTGGTCCAGATTTGACCACTTAATGAGTGCCTTATCTCTGCTCTGTAGTTATCGGTGTCACAGTACCAACCCGTCTGATTTTGATTTTTACCATATTTTGGTAGCCAATTGGCCTCTGAATAGTTTAACAATTTGCTCTCAAAGAAGAAGATGTAGTAGTTCTTACTTGAAAGCTTTTTTGTATCAGTTGCGCAACACACATAAACGTCTTCTTTCTTGTCTGAAAAGAATTTTAGCTTGTCCTCCAGAGTTTCATATTCTCCACTTCTTGACCCGCTGATAACAAGAGTCTCATTTCTTCTATTGTATTTACCACTCTTATTTGATATTCTGAAGGTTTCACCGTCAATTGTGCATACCTGATCTTTTCCAATACAATGAGACTTATCTGGCTTCCAATCACTATATCCTTCGCCGTCTTCAACAGATTTGGCAAATACCTCTTCCCAATATTCGGCAATTACTGGTAGGTCGTAAAGTTTGTGGTGTCTTTTTATTCGCTTTTCAATAGCTCTCTTTATTGTTTTGCTTATCATCAAATGTATTTGCGTATTATTTCACTGTATCTATTTTGGTCAATCTCAAGGAATGGTGAATATTTCTCTAGCTTATTGCTGATAATATTCCATATTGGATCTTGTAGAAACTCATTATATTTTTCTTTTAGTTTCAAGACTGTTAGCAATATAAGAAGAGTCTCAAATTTGATCGTCTTATTAAGATATGACCTTAAAATCTTCGGGTGTTTTGAGCCATCTATTTTGACGGTTTCAAACAGATGTTGACTATCAGTAAGAGTTCTTAGGTCTTGTTCAAAGATATATGATAATGACTCTCTAATTCTAAGACTTTCGGTGTATATTCCTTCACCGTTTTTAATAATATCACCAATCCACAATGAAGATGGATTGTCAGATGCTGCAAAGTTAAAAACAAAAAAGTCAACAATCTCTTTTGGCTTCTTCTTTCGGCTCAATCTCTCAAAGAATAAACGATCTTTGGATTTCTTAAATGTTTCCTGAGAACATCTTATCTTACCGTGATATTTGAAGTAATCGTAAGATGGAGTAGAAAAATGCCGTTTCAGTGCCAGAAATGTGACATAAACTTCAAACGGATTCATAGAGGTAGTCTAGCCTTAGATCCTCCCTTTAGAAAATTAAGTCTAGTTGCATCACCTTGGATCTTTTCCTTAAGGGTTTTTGTTATTAACTTCGGTGCAGATTCAATGTCAATATTGTTTGCATCACAATATTCAGTAATTGCAGAGATGTAATTTAGATCATCTCGATCCGATACCATTTTCTCAATCTCTGCCGCAAATTTATCTGGACTATTGAACTTCTTCTCAAATTCTTGCTTCAATTCATCGGTTGCTTTCATTTTTGTCTGATATAAATTTGTTGATGTATTTTCTTAAAATCTTGACATACTTCTGTAGGTCTTTTTCAATATAAACTTTCACTTCACCATTTTGACAAGACATAATGATCACTAGCTGTTTCGGCATTATACCAAACAGCTCGGCATACATGAGAGCATATGTAAAACACTGAACAAAGTAACCTTCAATCCATTCTACTGGTTTTGGTTCTTTTGAGGTCTTATGGTCTATAACGCTCAGGACTCCTTCATAATCGGCAATCATATCTGGAGTTCCGGCTAATTCCCATAATAGTGAATATAGTGGATTTTCAATCGTATAGATCTTTCCAATCTTTTTAAAGGTTGGAATTGCATTTTTAAAGAGAATTTTAGCTAGTGCCGACTTCTCTGGAATTTCTTCGTTTTTAAAAAATGCCTCAGACAGTGCATGATATTGAGTTCCTAAAGTTGTGGCAAATTTTGTGACCCTATTTGCCTCATCCTCTCCAACTCTCTTTCGCCATTCGGCAATTTTTTCTTTGTTATAATTTGAAGTAACTGAAGTAACAGAAATAAATGTTAGTTCTTTTTCGGTGTCAGGAATTTTATAATACCTGACACCATCAATGGTCGTTCGTTTTATTTTCGGAATGTCTAATTCGGCGTGTTCAAAGATTGGTCGTTGTATTGCGTTTAATTTTTCTCTTAGATTCATTTTTCCTGTGTGTCAATTTTATGTTCCGCCTCCAGGAATTCTTTAACAAGATTGGAGCGAATCACATCTTCAATTCCAAATTTAATCAGATCAACTGATGACATTTCGTTTAAGACATCCACAAAATGATTGAAACCCACACGTTCACTTTGTTTTACTAGATCAGATTGCCGGTAATCCCCTGCAAAGAAAATCTTACTGTCTTGCCCAACGCGAGTAATAATGGTAGAAAGGTGGTGATAGTTAAGGTTCTGACATTCATCTACAATTATTAGACAATTATCAAAAGTGGTTCCTCTAAGAAAGGAAACACACATGAAGTCAATTATCTTTTCACTCTTAAGAAGTCCATAGATCATTTCAAATTCTTCATAAGTTGAAAGAACAAACATGGATTGCACCATTTGCTTATAAGGAGCCTCAAATGGTGCAATCTTTTCTGCTACATTACCAGGAACAAAGCCAATTTCAAGTGACTGTACTGTAGATCTAACAATGAGAATCTTATCATAAGGAGTTCTTTCGTTGAGAACTTCTCTGAGGGCATTATAAAGAAGAACGTGTGTTTTTCCTGTACCTGGTGATCCGTAAGCTAAAATATTTTGTCCTCGTTCATAAGAATCAAAAAGTTTGGCCTGGTTATCAGTAAGCGGGTGCATTTTATGCAACAGCTCTGAATTAATTGTTCTGCCATTTCGTCTTTGATTTTTACCGTAGCCTAAAGAAGTTCGTTCGGATGTGGCCCTTCTTTTACGAGTCATAGGTTTTTGTGTGTTTGTTTGTTAGATTTTACCAATTTGGCTCTTTGTGCCGGCTGATTTATTTACCTTTTGTAGGACTTCATTCCATCCTGGGTTCTTTTTAATGAGCTTATCCTTCCACTCCCCCGTTTCGATAAATCCGGCAGCACCTCCTTCTGCCCAATTTCGGACCCACGGCTTGTTATTTTCATACCAGGGCATAATATCGTGAACGCTCATCTCAATAACTTTAGTCTCACCAGTTTCTTTATTAATAATCGGGAAAATTGCCATTTTTGTTTGTAGTTCTTAAGTATTTATTGGTAATTAGATAACCCAATCAGTATTGGCTCCACCCAAAGCGTCTGCAATAACAGGAAAACAATCTACAAAAATAGCCTTACATGCTTTTGCTACTTCCTGGTGTTCTAACTGAGTTCCATTCTTTTCTCTAAGTGCAATATATGTGATCCATGATCTAAGACTCCCTTTCATATAAAGCCTGGTCATAGTTGCCCCCGGAAGAACCATTCGGGCACTTTCTTTTGCGACTCCAAGACTCAAAAGTTTCTTATAAAGATTACGCGAAACCTCAAAATGTTGTCTAATTTCTTCTTGCAATGTGAGTTTTAAATAATCACCTAAATCATCTGTCGAGTTTTGCCTATTCTTAGTATCTTGCTTTCTTAAATCTGGAACTGGAATTTCCAGGTCTAATTCGGTAGCATCGGCATATCTTTGCGAAAATTGCTGAAATTCAAAGCTCCGATGACGAAGAATCTGAGTTGCAATGGGTAGTTGACAGTTAATCTCTACCGTCATATCTGCCATCTGAAAAATACTCCAGTGCTTTTCTCTGATGCAATACTTAAGAAGACCATTAAAATCTTCATTATCTTGATTTTTAGGATTGGATACTCTTGCGCAATATGCAATTAACTTTTCTGCATCTTGTGTATGTGAAACTAATTCAACTTTGCTGCTCATCTTTATTCATCTTACGTGATTTCTTTAGGTCCTTAACAAGAAGTTTAATCTCCCTATATGCTTCATCTTCTGTCATTTTGTCTCCAATTTCGAGACCAACAATGATTCCAATTCTATCTGCAAATGCTGCAAGATGTTTCTCAAAAGATGTCAAATCATATGCCATTAATCTTCCTCCAAATATTCGGGTTCTTCAAATTCTTTTTGTATATTTTGCATCATATCCTCAAGTCTGATTACATTATTTTGCTCATCCTCAACGATAATCTCATCTTCAAGTAGTTCAACAATATTCTTTAAATTCTGAATTAGAAGTTTAAGGGTCTTATTGTTAAGCTTTTCTTTGGCTGGCTCGTTTGAGCTATAGTATCCTAGCATAGGTTCTCCTGTTTGTCAAGCCCCCTCTGGAGGCAGTGTTTATCGGGCAATATCTTTTATTGTATGGTGCTGACAATTAATATTCTGTAAAATGTATTGAACACCAAGATTAGAATCTGCCTTTCCGCAAGTGAAAATATCAAATGCAGCTTTTCCTTTCTCCGGAAAGGTATGCACAGAAATATGAGATTCAGATAGTAATAAAATGGCAGTAACCCCTTGGGGTTCAAATTTATGAGACATGCAATTCAAAACTGTTGCTCCACACTTTTCGGCTGCTACTCTTAAGACTTGAATAAGAAATTGCTCGTCATTAAGTAGATTGAAATCACAACCGTAAACGTTTAACAAACAGTGATGACCCATGCTACTCATCAGGAGTGTCCTCCAACAGTTTAGAAACAATTTGTTCAGTTCCGTCAAGATTTTTCATTTCGTATAACCGACTCCGCATATAACGTTTAACTTTCTTGTATCTCTTAAGAAGTTTATCCAACTCCTTCTCATTAATAATAGCCTTGGCAAAACCACTCATCGTTTCCAGTTTCTAGGGTTAATTTTTCCATTAGAATGCTCAATTTTATAAATATGATTTCCAAACATATCATAATAAAGGTCAAAGACCGTTACCATTTTTGAAGAACGGCAGATGTCAATGCGAGTTCCTTCGGTATCACTATACTCAACAATATGTGCATCTGAAGGCAATTCATTAAGATTTATGTCATCTCTATTCACATCGCTCAATAGAATTTCACAATGATAATTGCTAGGTAAAGTGTTCAGCTCTTCGGTCGTCCACGGTTCGGACTTATTACTCATTTTTTATTCTCCATTTCTTTATAAAACTCATAGGCTCTTACAGTTTGAATGATTTCTCGGGTTGCGTTTGAGTTTCTTCCAACTTCATAGCGAACGTTCTCATTCACATCTCGGGCAAGAATTGTTAGAGTTTCGGGTGGTGTGTTGGGGTTGAGTGCAACAAACCGGCGAACCATAGAATTCTCATCTCGGGCAAGAATTGTTAGAGTTTCGGGTGGTGTGTTGGGGTTGTATGCAACTTTACAGCGAACAAGACAATTCTCATCTCGGGCAAGAATTGTTAGAGTTTCGGGTGGTGTGTTGGGGTTGTTTGCAACT